TGGTCACGAATATATTATTACATTAACTATTACAAATTATTCTGGTACTGGGAATATTGGTATTTCTAGTGAAAACTCTAGTGGTGTTGCTAATGGAGTTGGCACAAGTTTAAGAAGTGCATCTAATACAACTATAACAGAAACAATTACTTGTACTGCAGAAGGCTCTATAAAAACATTTGCTTACAATACTAATTCTGGTACTATACAAGTTTCAGTAATAGATACTGCTGGGATAGACTGGACTAAAAGTATAGTTGGAGAGTTAGATGTTACAGATCATTCTGAATTTCCGTTAGCAATGACTTTTCAAATATCAGATATAAAAGATATAACCTCAACAAGTGGTGATTATAGTAAAACATTTAAAATACCTGCAACAAAAAATAACAATAATTTATTAAAGCATTTATACACTCCTAATTCTATTAACACTAATAGTGCTACAGAAAACAAGCCTTGTGAAATATTAGTAAACGATTTATATTCTTTAATTGGAACAATAAAAGTTACAGGTATTGGTGGTTATGGAGAAAAAGCATCTTACTATAATTGCGTGTTTTATGGAAATAATTTAAGTTGGGCTTTAGAGTTAGATAATAAGTATATGAATACTATTGATTGGGGTAATGATGGTGCTATTCCTCCTAACTATTATGGAGAAGATTTGGTTTATCAAAAGGCAGATATTATAGCAACTTGGCAACACGCAACAAGTTCTATAGAAAATCCTATAGTTTATCCAATAACATCTTATGGTCAGATGAATGAAAGTGTTTCTGAGCCTGTATTGCAGTTGTTAGACAGTAAATATGCTGCTTTAGGAACAGGGTCATCAGGAACAATAGGCTACTATGGTTATTTTAATAGTGGTAATTCTTATGGAACTCCCTCACCAGTCGCAGATTGGCGACCAGCAGTATTTGTAAAAAATACTTTAGATAGAATATTTCAAAAAATAGGATATACTATAAATTCTACTTTTATGAATACAGATAATTTCAAAAAATTAGTTTGGTTGCTTCCTAATTTTTCTTACAATAACCCAGATAGCAGATATGAAAAGTATGCTGTAGAAACTAATTGGGTAAATGGATATACATTTAATTTACCTGCCGATTCTCCAATACCTGCAGGAGATCCTGAAAATATAGTGGCTAAATTTTATGATGGTTCTATTAGAGAAGATAATAGTGATACTGGCTGTACGAGTAATTGTAATGATTATAAATATACAGGGGCTGGAAGGCAAGATTTTGAATTATTTAATTCTGGAAGTCAAGAAAATATAAATATAATTTTAGATGATAATTCTCGTTTAGACTTCGCAAACAATTATATTACTATTGGTACTCATGGTAATTATGATATAAGAATTAAAGGATTGAAAGTCAAAGTCGCTAGAATACATAAAGGGGGTACTGATGATAAAGAAATACAAAGAGTAGATGCTGCTATAAATGTAGAAGTGCAAACTGTAGGTCAATCATCATGGAATATTATTGGTCAACTAGAACAGGAAATGAATCCACAAACTGCTTCTGGCTCTACTGAAGTTGACTATAACTCTCCTGCTTTTACTGATTATATAAATTTACAAGATTTTGAAATACTAGGTAGATATTTTAATAAAAACGATAAAATAAGATTAACAAAAGGTGCTAGAATTTTGAGTAATGACAATAATCAAGATTTTATATTATATATATTTTGGCAAACAAGAGGTGGCTCTTCATTTGATGTTTCTTTAAATCCAGAAATTGTAAATTATGGAGAAACTTATAATTTAAATGATGTTATAGATAAAGATTACAAACAAGTTGATTTTATAAAAGGTATTTCTCATGCCTTTAATCTTAAAATGACTACTGACCAAACAACTAAAACTATAAATATAGAGCCTTTTAATACTTTTTATCAACCTTATGGTTCAGCAATAGACTGGACTTATAAATTAGATAGAAGTAGAGAGGCAAACGATAAATTTTTAAAGTCTGATTTAAAGCAAAAATTTATATTTAAGTACAAAACTGACAATAAAGATGCTACAGTACAATATAGAGGAGAAAGATTTTTTGATAAAGTAGAAGATGAATACCCATATCAAGAAACATTAGGAAGTAATTTTGAAAGAGGTGAGAGTATTTTTGAAAACCCTTTCTTTGCAGGTACATTTAATGCTCAAGACCAAGACACTACTGGTTTAGGGAGAATAGACAATCCATTTTCGGCTTGTTTATGGCAAGAAAAAGATGACAATACAATTACAAGTGCTAACGACTGGTCAAGACCACCAAAAGGAAATGATTTTTTACCTAGACTTTTATATTGGAATAAATACTCCCCAGCATCACAAGCAAGTTCTGAAAAAATAGCAAAAGTACAGACTTTTACTACTTCAGTTTTTACAATAAAAGCAGATGCCACAGCGACATCTCCAGAAATTTTATCTAACATATATCCACAAGCGACATCAATAAATGGTCATGATAAGGATAGTCCTGTGTTGTCTTATGGTAATGTATATATAAGAGATTATGATGATGCAACTGGAAATTATGCTAGTTCTACTATAGGTCAAGGGCTTTATGCTACTTATTACAGAAATATGTTCGAAATGTTTAAATTAAATCCAAGATTAAGAACTGTTTTTATAGATTTAAAAATAACAGATATAGTAAATTTAGACTTTACAAAACTAATTTATTTAGATGGGGTTTATTGGAAATTAAATAAGATAAATGATTATATGCCTAATAATAATAAACCAACAAAAGTAGAATTAATTGAATGGTTTGAAGTTGGTACTTTTGCTTCACAAGCACCTGCCTTCGGTTCTTCTGGTGGTTCTTCTGGTGGTGTTCATGGGTGGGGAGGGCTTCCATCATATGATGTTGTATTAAATCCTAATAACTCTACTTGATAAAGCAATTTAATAATAATAATATATGAGTGTTACAAATCAAATAACAGATAATGGAATAGCAAATCAAAGTGGTTTAGAGATATTTGCTACAACAACTACTTTTAATGGAGAGTATATAAATTGGGGTGATGCTTTTTCTTATGGCAATCAATTAAGTTCTGATCCTGACTACACAACAAATGATGTAGAAGATGGTGCTGTAGATACTTTAGTAAATGCACCTAATACAACTGCAGGTCAATGGATGAGGTATCATAGCGATTCTGGAACTAATTTAAACGCTGCAGCAGCACCAACAAGTGGTAGTGGTTATTACACTTTTAATGCTAATGGCAATGCTGGTAAACCATCTCATAGTGGTATGTATCAAAAATTAGAATTAATAAAAGGTGTAGAGTATCAAATAGAATTACGAACTCCTATAAACCCAAATACAGGTACTGTAACTGTAAATACATACACTCCATCTAAAGATACTTTTATTTTAACATCAACTGCTTCTATTACTTATCCAGTTATTAGAAGTCATGTAGGATTAGTTACATCATTATTTACAGCAGGTAGTGGTAGAGATGTTATCGTAATATATTTTCAAACAACTGCAACCTCATCTACAGATGCAACAATAACTAATATATCTATAAAAGAGAAGCAAGATTATTTAACTCCAATATATGCTGAAGATAGATGGGGTAATGACCACAAGGTATTAAGAAGAAACTTAGATAATCCAACATTTAATACATAATGATTAAATATAATAATACATACAAATCATTTGGTAGTGTTTCTAAACTAATAATTAAAGATTTAAGAGGTCAATTAAGATTACAAGAATATCACGCTACTGGTAAGTTAAGTAGAAGTTTTACTGGAGTACAACAGAAAGGTAAGAATTTAATACTAAATATAACCTCTAGTAAGGATTATTGGAGAGTAGTAAACGACCCAAAAGTTGCTTTTTCTGTAAACCGACAAAACATCATAAGGTGGATGAATACAAAAGGTTTAAAAAAAAGATATGCAGAGGCTATATATGCAAGATTAAAAAGAGGTGTATATGCAAATATAAAAGCAAATGGAAGAGAAGATTATGTTTACTGGCAACATGGTAATAAATTAACAAGGTCAAATTTTGCAGGTATAGTAGCAAAAGAAAACTCTCAAAAAGTTGCACAACAATTAGCACCTGCTATAGGTAAAGATGTAGCAGAAATGATAAGAAAACAAATTAATAAAAATACAAAAGCAAAGGCTGTTTAAAATATAATATATATGGCAACAAATACAGAAAAGATAGTAGTACAGGTAGTCGTACAAGGTGATAAGCAGTTAGGTAATTTAGAGAAAAAAACTAAAACTGCCACTAAAAGTGCTGGTAATCTTAGTAAACAGTTTAAAAAAATGGCTGCTAGTTATCTTGCTGCTGGTGTAATATTTAATAAGGTAACTCAGACTATAGGTAATGCAATAAAAACATTTAGAGATTTTGAGTTTCAAATGGCTAAAGTTAGGGCAATATCTAGTGCAAGTGAAAGTGATTTTAAAAAACTTTCAGAAACTGCACAAGATTTAGGTAGAACAACTTTCTTTACAGCCACACAGGTTGCAGAATTACAAACTAATTTTGCTAAATTAGGATTTACTACTAGAGAGATATTAGCAGCACAAGAAGCGACACTTTTATTAGCAACTGCAACTGGTAGTGATTTAGGTAGAGCAGCAGTAGTGGCAGGTGCAGCAGTTAGAGGTTTTAATTTAGATGCTAGTGAAACTACAAGAGTAGTAGATGTCATGACTCTAGCATTTAATTCCTCTGCATTAGACCTTGAGAAATGGCAAACTTCTATGACTAAGGTTGCACCTATTGCTGCAGGAATGAATATACCTTTAGAGGAAACTGCTGCTATTATGGGTACTCTTACTGATGCTGGTATTGAGGCTTCTATTGCAGGTACATCTATGAGAAATATATTTTTAAAGATGAAAGACTCATCATCTGATTTATCTAAATTTTTAGGATTTACTGTAAATAGTTCTGTTGATTTATCAAAAGCATTAGAGAAGTTAGGAACTGCTAGTGATAAGACATTAGATGGTCTTGTTAATATAAGGCAAGTTGCTGCATTTAGCGTAATGGTTAAGGGTGCAGAACGAGTAGAAAAATTAACAGCAGAATTAAGAAACGCTGAAGATGCAGCCAAAAAAGCATCAAGTATTATTGGAGATACACTTGAAGGTGCATTTAAAAGACTAACATCAGCATCAGAAGGGTTGTCTATTGAACTTGTAAATAAGTTAGGTGGTGGATTGAAAGATTTGGTAGATAGATTTGCAAATTTTTTAAATAAACTAACTAAAAATTCAGATGGCATAGTAAATTTTATTAAAAATGTAACTCAGGCTGTAAAGTGGATAGGTCTTTATAAGTTAGGTACAATAGCATATACAGTTGCTGTAAAAGGTGCTACTCTTGCAACTAAACTATTTAACAAGTCATTAGTAATAAGCAGAAAGGCTATGACAAGAACTGGTGTTGGGGCTTTAGTAGTAGGATTAGGTTATCTAGCAGAAAAATTTATATTCGCAGGTAATGCTGCTGCTGATTCTGCTGATGATGTAGATGACTATACAGAATCTTTAAAAAAGTTATCTCAAAGAGAAAAAGAGATTAGAGATTTTAATGATAAAGATTTAGCAAAAACAATAAAACAAGGAAAAATAGATGAGAAAATTCAAAAAAAGGCTATTAATAATTGGAAAGAAGCAATAAAAGCAAATAAGGCTTTGAGAGATGGCTTACAAGAAGGTAGTGATGATAGGGAAAAATTTAATAATTTAATTATTAAACAGATAGAACAGCAGGAAACTATGGAGAAGAAACTACTTAGGATTCAACTCAACAACGCAGAAATCAGAGCAAATAAAATAAAATTAGCATTTGACAAAGAATTAAAGTCAGAGGAAGATAGAAATGCAAAATTAGTATTATCAGAAAAAAATAAATTTCTCAATAATGAGATAAGCAAAGAACAACTTAACAAAAAATTAGAAAGACTAGAAATAAGTCATCTTGAGAAAGTTAAACAAATAAATTCTAAATATAATGAAGATACCAATGAAATAGAAAATGATATATTAGATTTAAAAATTAAAGCACACGAAAGCACTGCTGAATCACTTATTTGGAATATGGATGAAGTAACATACTCAACATTAGAGGATTTAGAAAAATTAAAACAAGCAGATAAAGAAGCGGCAGATGAAAGAATAAAAAATGGGGAAAGAGTCTTACAGGCTTTATCAGCATCATCAGATGCTATTTTCTCTATAATGGGAAATAATGCACAAAGACAAGCAAGTAGAGATGAAAAAATACTTGAAGAAAGAAAAGATGCAGGGCTTATAACAGAGCAAGAGTATGAAAAAGGAGTAGAAAGAATACAGAGAAAGGCTTTTGAAAGAAAGAAAAAAATGGATATTGCTCAGGTTATGATAGATACAGCCTTAGCAATAGCAAAAATTAAATTAAATGCTGCAGTGGCATCTAGTAATCCAGTTACAGTATTATTTGCAGGTATTTCACTTTCACAAGTAGGATTGGCTTTGGCTACTGGGGCTGCTCAGATTGCTGTAATAGCAGCACAACAATTTGCTAATGGAGGTATGATAGAAGAATTTGCTAATGGTGGTATGGTGCAAGGCAAATCACACGCACAGGGTGGTGAGAAGTTTGCAGTAGGTGGTAGAGTAGTAGAATTAGAAGGTGGTGAGGCAGTAATAAATAAAAGAAGTACAGCAATGTTTAGAAATCAATTATCAGCAATGAACTCTGCAGGAGGAGGTGTTAAGTTTGCAGATGGTGGATTACTTAATATGCCTTCATTCTCACAACAACAATTCAATGCACTAGGACAAAATCAAATGATGGGTGCTATGGGAGGTGCTAGTAAAGTAGTAGTAGTTGAAGCAGATATAACCTCAACACAAAACTCAGTTAGTGTGATAGAATCAGATGCAATAATTTAATAATCAAAGAAATAAACAAATGTTTGTTGATAACAAAACCAAATTACAAAGGCTAGATATATGTAAAAGTTGTAGTTTTTACCGAAACTTTATGTTACTAAAGAAACCTAAAATAGCAAGAGGTGCAAGATGTTCTGTTTGCAAGTGCTTCCTAGATGCGAAAACATCTTTAACAAAAGAGTTCTTTGGTAAGTGTCCTGAGAATAAATGGTAAAAAAACATATATGAATTTCCAAGAAATCGCTAACAATTACGCAAAGACTAAAAGAAAGATGATGACTAATGCAGTTATCAAAAACAAAAACCATACTAAAAACTTTCCAACGTACCAAGCAGAATCTTTAGGATTAATGTTTGCAGAGTGGCATTTATTATTCCCACAACACAAACAAGATATGAAGTGTACTTCTTGTAGAGCAGCAGTATGTAAGTTTTGGGAAAACATGGTAGAAGAGTGGATAGCAATAGAACAAACTCCTAAAAAAAGAAATGGCTCAAAAAAGGCAAAGGCAAAATAAAATAGATGTAGTTAAAGACTTCATTGAAATTGCTGGAGAAGGCTTAGAGAAAAGATTTGGCTCTTCACCTACTTGCAAAGATGTTGTAAGGCATTTTGTAGAAAGAGGGATTATTGATCCTAAAAGACTTAGAAACTATATGGTTATTGCAGACTTTGATAGAATGTTAGTAGGTAATGAAGGTAGTAGAACTAACACTTGGATGGATTTATCTATTAAGTATGATATAAGTGAAAGTCAAGCACAGAATATAGTTTACAAAGAAAGAAAGAAGTCTACACCATCTAGTAATATCACATATTAAAAGTTTTGTACGAAAATAAGGTAAACTAAGGTTTATTATATTCTATTTTTGCCTCTATGACAGAAAAATGGTATAACATTCAGAACAAGGCAGGTGAAACTGCTGATGTATATATCTTTGATGAAATAGGAACTTATGGCATAACTGCACAAGAGTTTATTACAGACATTAAAGATTTAAAAGATACGCCAATCAACTTACGCATTAATAGTTTAGGTGGTGATGTTTTTGATGGTATGGCGATGTATAATGTAATCAAAAGGAGAGAGGCTAAGACTACAGTTTACATTGAGGGTATAGCAGCGAGTATTGCTACTATTATATCTCTTGGTGCAGATGAGGTTGTTATGGCTGAAAATTCTTTGTTTATGATTCATAATGCTTGGGGTGGTACAATGGGTGAGGCTAAAGATATGAGAAAGACAGCAGAAACTCTTGAGAAGATCACAGGCGAACTGACAGACATTTATAGAAAAAAGACAGGATTATCTTATGATGCTCTTGCAGAGATGATGGATGAAGAAACTTGGTTAAATGCTAACGAAGCATTAGAAATGGGTTTTATTGATACTATCTCTGATTCTATTAAAGTTGCTGCGAAGTATGATGTTTCTAAGTTTAAGAACATTACACAGGAAGAGATACAGAATAAATTAAGTATTAATATAAATAACAAAAAAATGACTAACGAGTTAAAAGAATGGTTTAACAACAAAGTTGAAGAGATTGTTACTGCTGTAAAAGGTGATGTAAAAGTTTCTGCAGATGTTGCTGAACAAACTGCGATAACTGTTAATCTAGGAGATAATGATGAGATAAAAAATAAAATTTCTGAGTTTGAGTCTAGTAACATTGAATTATCAAACAAGATTTCTTTGTTAGAAGAAGAATTAGTTGCTTCAAAAGGAACTAACGAAACTTTGACACAAGAAGTTGAGGCGTTAAACGCTAAAATCAACAAAGCAGATGCTAAAGGTACTGAGATTGTAACTGAAGCAGACCCTGTTGTAGTTGAGAACAAAAAAGAAGATGCTAATGCAGGTTTTTACAATGCAATGGCAGAGAAAATGAGAAATAAATTTAATAACTAAAAATAAATAAAAAATGGCAAATGTAGCAACTAATAGTATCGCAGCAACTTATAGCGGTGCGAATTTAAACGAGATATTTTACGAGCCAGTATTTAGAAGTGATGATATTATGCGTAACTATAGAGTTATTCCTAATGTAAAACATAAAATGAATGTTTACACTTCTGCTGCTCTAACAAAAATTGTAAGAACACAAGAAGGATGTAATGATGCTGAAGCAGGAACTTTTAATGTAGATGACAAAGTTTTAACTGCAGGTAGATGTAGAGTGGCTTTATCACAATGTAGTGATGAGTTTTACGGAACTTACATTGAAGAAATGTATCGTTCTGGTGTAGATGTTAATAATATTGAGGGAACTCAATTAGCAGATGCAATCGTAAACAGAGCAGTAACAGGTATCGCTTCTGATGTAGTAAGATTAGCATGGGGTGGAGATACAGCAGTAGGTATAGCAGCAGAATACAAAATATTTGATGGCTGGATGAAATTAATGGCAGCAGAAACTGTAATTGAGTTTGCTGGAACACCAGCAGCACCAACTGCAGCAGATGCAATCGGATTAATTAGAAATGTATATGACCAAGCACCAGCATCACTTCAACAAGTAGCAGCAGGTGATAAGAAAATGTTTGTAACTCCTAAAATATTTAACGCTTACTTAGCAAACCTAGAAGGTTCTTCTGCTGATTTAGCAATCGTTAATCAAGTAGATGGTATGCGTAGAGTAATGTTCAGAGGTGTTGAGTTAGTACCAATGTATGAGTGGGATACTATCTTAACAGATACTGATCCTGCTTTATTTAATACTGCAGCAGGTAGAAGAAAAAATGTTCTTCAGAGGTTACTTCAAGTTAGGAGTACAGTACTTATACTCTTCTCTTGTTCAATGGGGAATTGTAACAGTATAACAATAATGTAATAATAGAGAGTGTGTAAAAGCACTCTCTTAATTACTTTTTAAATAATTAATAAAATAATAATAAAATGGCAATAGATACAGGTTTAGCAATAGGTTGTTCAGATTTACAAGCAACTGGTGGTATAGAGCAAATCTTACTTAGAAGTTGGGCGACTGCTGATGTAATTACTTATGGTTCTGACCATAGCATTGATAATATTCAATCAGGTGGCGATGCTGCTTGGTTTGTATATGAGTTTAAAAATGAAACTCCAGCATTAACTATAAATGCAACTAAAGAAAATGGTTCAACTGCTTTTGAGTGTGGATTATCTTTTATGTTACCAAAAATAGATGTAACTAAATTTACTGAATTACAAAACATTCTTAATGAGTGTATGATGGGAATCGCTAAAGATACTAATGGTAAGTATTGGGTATTAGGTGTTTCTGAAAAATACGCTAACGAAGATGTAGCAAGTAGAAGTCAAACTTTCTTAAACTTAAGTGGATTTGAAGGTGGTACTGGTGCTGCTTATTCTGATGAGAGTGGTCTTACTGTTACTTTGATGGCAAGACAATTTGAATTACCAAGAGAGTATGCAGGAACTGTTACAGTTGATACTGCATTGTTAACAGCAACAACAGGGGCTTAATAATTAAAGATAGATAGGTTGAACTTAGTTCGTAAAAAGTTTATAACATTTTCCTATTAATATCTTTTTTATAATATGTGTGATTGTGGTGGAAATATTGTAGATTTATCACACTTAAAAATATATACAATTATGGCAACATATAAAGCAAAAAAATCATCTGGAACTTCTTACAAAGGTGATTTTAAAATCAAGTGGGCAACTGCTACTCAAGAAGAGTTAGCGTATGCGTATGAAGAATTACGTATGACTTCATTAGTAGAAAAATTATCAACTACAAAAACTAAAGATGAGCCAAAGAAAACAAAAAAGTCAGGTAAAAAATCTACAGAATCAGAAGAGTAATACTTTTGAATTTGGAGTTTTTAACTTAGC